GACCGTGTTTGGCCCTATAGTGATGGTGCAAGTTGAATCAAGAGTGCCAGTATATTTGAGGAAGAGACTGCGGCCCGGATCAGTAGACCCGTCAGCAATAGTAGTAGTGTGAGTATCAGCATTCGTCGTAATAGCTTCTGTCCCAAAGGAAAAAGCCTCTGCAATCAACTCAAGGTTGGTGTTCGTACTGGTTCCCCAAGTACCTGATTCATCGCCGGTAGATATCTCTTTTAGGCGTAGATCGTTAACGTAAGTTGCCATTTTTAAGCTACCTCATCCCAATTAGGGGTTTGACTGTCTGAAACATCAGCCCACCCAGGAGTCTGACTATCCGTTATATTATTCCAATTTGGCGTTTGAGCGTCATTTACTAGACCCCAAACATTAAAATACCCTATCTCCGCTGTTCCAGATACTCCAGTTACCCCAATAACTGCATCCGCAACAACTACATTACCAACCGCTCCAGTTGCTGCAACACCTGTTGGAACGATCGTTTGGCCCAGACCAATAGTGACTGTGCCAACCGCTGAAGTACCTGCCACACCTGTAACAGCAAATACTGCATCTCCTGTCGCAGTGACTGTACCAACCGCACTAGTGCCTGCCACACCTGTAACAGAAACATTCGCATCTGCGCTAATTGTGGCTGTTCCGACAGCCGAAGTACCTGCGACTCCAGTGACTGAAACATCCGCATCTGCGCTGACCGTAACTGTACCAACCGCTCCAGTACCAGAAATGCCAGTAACACTAACATTCGCATCTGACGATACAGTAAGCGTTCCGACAGCTCCCGTTCCTGCCACTCCCGTAACAGAAACGGTAACGCCCGTTCCTTCAACAATCGTAACGGAGCCAATCGACCCCGTTCCTGCCACGCCTGTAACAGCAGCATTCGCATCTGCAGAAACTGTGACGGAACCGACCGCCCCAGTTGCTGCAACACCTGTGACCTCAATAGGATCTGCTTGACCCCATGGGCCTTCGCCCCAAGTGCCTCTGCCCCATCCATTAAGGTCTGCCACATATTACTCGCTATGCGATACGAATAATGGCGTTAGACGCATCCGCTGTCGGGAACTGAATAGTAAAATCCCCTGAGCTAGATGTTTTATCTCCGCCAAAATCTAATGCACAAACAGAAGGGTCGCCCGAAGCACTGTCATTAAATATAAGAGCGCCACGTGCAGTGATACTGCTAGAGCTAAACGTCAGATCAGAAAAATCTGTTAAAGCAGTAGTACCAGAAGTGCTAGGATCTACCCTCGTTAGAGAGGCACCTTTAGCCGTATAGCCCGTACCAGAAACTTCATTGGACGTAGTATACGCCGTAGTACCTGCTCCTAAAGAAGCAGAACTTGTGTACAGCGCAAGATTAAACGTGCTGCCGCCTGAGTTTTTAAAGTTGTGCACTGCTTCCATAAGTTCTTTCTTAAAAGAAGTACACATTGCAGTCGTAATAGCCATTATAGACTCCTAATTATGTCTGCCATGTCTTTATGGCCTTGACGTTCCAATTCGGCAATTAAAGTTGTTCTATCACTTTTAATTGCTTCTTTTATATAAAAACTTACTGTTGTTTGTACAGATTGCTTAAACGCTTCAGCTTGTTGTGCGATCACTGGGTGGCAATCCCCCCCAACACTTATAATTCTATCAGAAGCAACTTTTGCCCAAAACTCAGGATCATGTCCTTTATCTGTAGTCGTTGTTACAAATACTTCGCCCATCTCCATCTGCGGAGCTTGAATCAACATTTTATTTATCCTTTAGAAATATCGTACCGATACTCGTCTCTTGAACCATAGCCTTGACCTAAGTTTTTAAGACCGTTCACCGCCTGCACAAATCGTTGCTCATATTGAGCTACTTCTTCTGGGACTTTAAGAAAAGTCGCAGCCTCCACTAAAGTGCCATACAACATCGCATCAGGGGCGTTATTAGAAAGCCATGTTGTCTCAGATCCCGAAGTCGTAGTCAAAGAGGCAGGACGATACTTATAGTGCAACTCAAACGAATAACCTTGGTCTGGAGTAGGTGCCAACATGAAAGTATTGTCGTCAAATAATGCGTAATACTTTGGGGTACCTGTTGTCGAAGGGTTAGGCGTATAGTCTCTGATAAAAGAAACGTGCTTATACAACAGGTAGCTGTACACGCTGCTAGAGATTACAGCTAAACTGTACGGCGCTAAAAAGTCAGTCGGCGTAGTTAAGTAAGTATTACTCGCAGAAGCAGCGCCTGTTACATTTTTTCTAAAAACTGGGAGTTCTACGGCTTTTAAGATCCGCTCTTCAGCTTCTTTAATAAACGTATCTAAATCAGAAACAAAAGTTGTTTCTGCAGTTTCACAGTAATCCTGTACGGTAGATTTTAAAGTCGCTAGTGTAAAACTCATGTTGTTTCTACCTCAACTTGGCCAATGCTGCCTGTTGCGAAGACACCTTCAAATTTATTTCCTATAGGGTCTACCACACTCAACGGCTGTCCACCAACATTTACTCCACTGGCGGTAGTGTTGCTTGGACCAGTTGTAAAGACGCGCCCTAGTTCAGATTGCGGTAACGGAACTTCTGGTCTTGCTTGTCGCAATGCTTCAGGATCGGACGTGTGGTGCGGTGGGTCTAGTTGAGGATGTTTAGGTTCAAAACATTCTGAACAGACTTTAAATCCTGTCCACTCCATACGCAGCTCAAGATACTTATATCTAAAGCCGCAACGATCACAGACACCATACGAATACTTACCTACCGCAAAGGCCATTAGATATATGTCCGTCTAGGAACCAATCGTAATGAACTATCGTCATCGTACTTAATAGCATTAACTAGATTTTGCTCATACAACGGCTGTAATAATCCTGCCTTTTCGGGATTTTTCTTTAACGCTAAATTAAAAGCAAGACCTGTAACTAGGCAGGGAAGAAATCTACTAGGTACGTCAACGTCGTCTACAGACGCAGAAATATCTTGAATTCGTTTCCAACGGTAAGAAATAAACTTGTCCGTAGAATTCTCAGGAGCAGGCCAAACGTATAGCTTAGGCGTGATCGTTCTTTCAAGATAGTATTGAGTAACCCTAGCTTGGGTTTCTTTATTGGGAATATCTAAATAGTCTCCACGATCTATACGATCTATCTGGAAATCTGTTTGAATCCCGTTTTGTGTCCTACGGATAACTGCGTCTAAAATATCAATATCATACTGATTTAAGTCGTAGGTAGTCGTCCCCTGAACTAAATCAAGGGAGACTTGTTCTACTTCCCAAATCTGGATACCTCGGTTAGACCAGTCTGCGAACATAATGTTCATAGACCGTCTAGCTGTTACCCCGTCATATCCGGTACGGTATTCTAGTCCAGCTAGTTCGTAGGCTTCTTCAATCGCATCTGCTGCGGTTAAAGTGAAAGTTCTTGTTCCTGATGTGGCCATTATCCATAGTTCTTCAGAAGTTCTAAAACAATCACATAGCTGTCGTTAGAAGATGCTCCAATGGTGGTCAGATTTATATCTCCGGTTTTACCAGAACCTGACGTATTCTTGAGTCCTCCAAAAGAACTAAAGTCCATGTGGCCATTACTATCTTGAGCTAACCCTAGCGCAATGGTGTCTGTAGTGGCATCAAATAAAAGTTGTACTTGAGTAAAACCAATAATTGAATGAGTCACTTTTTCTATAAGTACCCCACTACAAGCAGTTCCATCTTCTCTCGTTGCCAAACCACTAACGTCAATCTTAGTTACGGCATCTTCACCAGTACCGTCACTAAGATTAGTTAGTTGTATGACAGCTTTATGCGTACCATCAGAGATAGTTGTTGAAGTTACTGCATCTGCCATATCAATTTACTCCCGTATTAAGCGTCTGCAAACGGAGTGACAATAGTGCCTGATCCAAGAGTTAGCCCTTCTACTGCATATTTCGCACTAGCGATAGCCGTAACTCGGATAATACTTCCTGCAAGACCGCCTTTAGTGCTGCCGTTTAACGTAATTACGTCGTTAGAAGCTCCAGAAATAAAGGTTTTACCAGTTGCGTCATCTACGCCTGTGTAAACGCCTCCAACAAACTTATCGGTGCCGTCTGTCAAAATATCCATGTCAGTAGCAGCTGTTACAACTACAAATGTAAATTGAGCACCTAGATTATTTGTTTGATCTGGGGAAGTTGGGTCGGTAGGACTAGTTGTAACGATTGAGGGCAAAGTGAACTTGCCATCTGCATCATTACAAAGAAGAATCTTACCCGCGTGAGCTGCGACAGTTATCGTCGTATCTGCGGTCAGACTAACTGTAGCGTTAGCCCCTGCGTTTATAAAACCCGCCAAAGATCTGACTGGGCCAGCAAAAGTGGTCTGTGCCATTATAAATACCTCTTTACGAAAGGATTCGCCCTAGAGTCTTCGTAACGTCCGTCTGAGGCGGTCGCTAGGGCTGTTTTTCTCAGATAGTTCGTTTATACAGGAGAAAAAGAAAAGGGGCAACAAGTGCCCCTTTCTTTCGCGATATTACGCAGCTCCAGGAGAGCCGAAAATACCACGCCAGTCGGAGAAGCCAAAGCTGTATCGCTCTCTGGCCTTGTACCGAACATTACCAGTTTCGAAGTCACCTTCCATACTGGTCGATACAGGAGAACGCACAAAGTGCTTCAGACCGTTAGGTACGTCAGTCGTCAGGAAGAACGCATCAGTATCTGTTAGATAATGATTAACGGTGTATCCTTCAGGAACCATACCCATATTACGCAGTGCGTTGATATCGTTATCAGCCGTACCTACTCGTCCAGGAGTTTCCAGTAGACGATCTGCAACGAATTGCAGAGCGGTAGGGATAACTAGCTTACGCGCCTGAGCATTGATCTTTAGACCACGCTCATCTTCGAAAGCTGCGATATCGATCAGCGCCTGTTCCAGTGAGGTTTCGTTGAGGTCAGACGCAGTCGATAATTCGTTGCGTTGAGTCTCGTTACCTACTGTCGGGTGATCAGTTGCACACAGTTCTTTGCCATCACCACCAAGGAAACTAGAGTTAAACGCATTGTTCAATACGTTTGCACCCTTAATATTCTTGGTAGTCATCATTGAACGAGCGAGTGCTCGCGTATAACGAGATGACAAAGTGTCGTACAAGTTATCTTCAATAGCTTCTTCAGTCAAGCTGAACGCCAACGCGATAGTCTCGTGAGTGTACCGTGCAGTAAAAGATTCTTGCGCGGTGTCATAAGAAACACCAGAACCTTCAAACTTCACAGGAGCCTCACCGAAACCACTCAGCATTACCTCTTCTTCAAAAGCACGTTCTGAAGTTTCGGATTCGAAGATTTCTTCGTACTCAGCGTCGTAGCGATCATACTCTAGTCCGAAGAGAGCATGAAGGCCAGGAACCAGCTCTTTTACGAGTTGAGCTCTATTAATAGCCATTAGTTACTCTCCTTCGACTATACAGCGAATACGTTAGTTGGGAACGTAAAGTATCCACGAGCATTAGCACCGATGCTATTGCTTGGGGAGTCTACGAACCTGTTCAACAACGCGATTCCGCTACTGGTTGTTGCTGTAACACCTTCTTTGGAACGTCCATTAGAAGTGCTGCCAGCAGTTGTGGTGATAGTGTATTTACTACCGATGAAACTTACGGCAGGGGTACCCGCTGTAAATTGTGCTTCGTATACGATAGCAGGGTCAGTGTACACATATGCTTCTGCATCAGCACCACCCAGTGTCGCCACATCTGCTGTCCAGATGTTAGAAAACGTAGGTGAGCCATCAGTCGCAGTGTAATAAACACCTGCAAATACTCCGGCAGGAGTACCCGTAGCAGTGCCTTGGATTACATACCCAGAAGAAAGGTTAACTACGTCTCCAGTAAATATGGAGGCGTTAGTACCACTTGCAATACGCAACTTCTGAGGGCGAATCACACCACCGTAAAGGTGGTAGGCTGGGGTGAAGCCGTTAGGGGCGTCAGTATTAGCCATGATTTAATCCTCTAAGGAAAATGATGAAATTAATCAGCAGACGAATTACGACTGCCAAACTCTACTTTTGTGCTTCTCCTCATGTCGCTTGGTCTAAGCGGCATTCTAGGATCAGCTTCTCGCATCAAATCATTGTCAACACCTTGAAGTTGTTCCGCAGTTTTTCCTTGGAAATACTGGTTACGTTCTTCAACGGTCTCTTCAGGGACTTTTGCGAGGATCAATCCACCTACACCTATTACGCCAGCGTGCTTACCGTCCTCAATAGTCGGAGCGTCGAAGTCAGGATAGTCTTCTGCTCTAACTGGTTCGAATCCTTCACGAATACGTTTTGACATATTCGCTTTGTCATCGTTACCACGAACTTCTGCACGAACCCATCTGTGCTTATAGCCAGCGGGGGCTTGGGGGGCGTCTAACATAGACGGTGGTTGCCAAGGTTTACGGCGAGCTGTTTTTGCTCGAGTTTCAGCAGATCTGGAGGTACGATCTGTCATTTTCATCTCCTATTGAACGTGTTTTGCGTACTCTTCTAGAGGCACACCTATTCTTTTAGCAATCGCTATTTGTGAAGGTGTGAGTTTTACACTGCGTGCGCCTTTTTTAACAGCGCCAGCCCCACGGCTTGCGCCTGCTACAGCAGACTGCACGGTCTTCGTCTCATCGACAAATTTCTGTGGAAAAAGGTCGCGCATTTCTGCATCAACCCTTTGGTAATAATGTTTAGAACTGGGAGGTACCCCTTCTTTAACAAGTTTTTGATGAATCCCCATAGCAGCATACGTCATGCCTTCGTCTTCACCAAACCAGCTGTTCCTTTCTGCCCACGCTTCTGCTTGCGCATCTGGAGCTGCTGGTTGCAGGTTTCTTTCCTGCGGCAGCTGAGGGGATACAACCTCTTGTTCTGCAATTTGTTTTTGTTTTGCTACTAATCTTTGGGCATTCTGCGCTTCAAAAGATGTTTTAGCAACCGCTTCTGTGGCTAAAGCAATAGCCTCTGCATCACCAAGTTCTTGAGCTTCTTTTAGAGCACGACGTGCACGCTCCCTATCTGAATCAATTCTTTGTTGATATTCGTTTACAAGAGTAGAGTCTGAAGACTTTAACTTTGTTTGCAGCTGGTTATTTTGATCAGAAACTCTTTTAGCAAACTCAATCGCCTCTTCGCGCTGGCGTTCTGCTTCTCGCATACGATAAGTTAATTTATCAATACGCTTTTTTACGCCATCGCTATAATCGTCTAATTCATCTGACTCAACGACTTCTTGAGCGGAGGTATCTAGGTCTCCTGCGCTTTCTTGTAGAACATCAGCCTCTCGAGGATCAACTTCTTCATCAGGAAGTATCAGTTCAATATCTTGGGACTCAGCCATTTATCTCACCTTATTGCAGAATATCTTCTGGATTGTTTACGGTAGCTAGAATTTCATCATCGTTTAAAAGACGCATATCGCCTCCGTCGATGTTAAACCTAGCTCCTGCATAGCGACCAAAAATTACCCAGTCGCCCTCTTCGCACCAAGGGCCATCTGGAAATTTATCTGGATCGGAATAAGCATCTGGGCCTTTTCTTACAACAAGCCCAACTACGGTAGCTATTCGCTCTTTATCAAGAGTTTGTTTAGCCAACATAATGCCGCCTTTTGTTTTCTCCGGAGGAGTAAACGGAAGAATAAGTAACCGATAGCCCGTTGGGTTAGGTAGCTTATCCGTGTGCGTTTCATAATTTTCAGAGGTTATTGCCTCTTTCGCGGGTTCCAATGGCGTATCGGAACCAAAATTAAGAACTCGGTTAGGGGTAGGGTTTTCAATGTTCCCTACTTCATTCAAATCAATATCTGTCGTCTTCGACATCTTCCATCCTTCCATGCAGGGCAGTAATTTCTTGTTCAGCGAAGTTAAGCCCTGATATCTCCCCAACAATACGTTGGTACTGAACAAAGTCTTGTGCGCCACCAGTGGCGAGAGTCTGCGTGAGATCCTGTTGTCTCTCACGCAGATTGCGGAGTAAAAACTCCGAATATTTTATGAAATCCATTAGTTAACGTAGCTAGTAAAATCTAATCCTTTAGTAGCTGCGCCAGTCCCCTTAGTTCGAACTTTCTTGCCAGGAAGATCAATCGTTTTTTGATCCAGCATAGTCGCTTTCGCAAAACCTTCATTAGAAGGCTCTGGGATTGACGGCTGTACTCCTGCCTTTTGAGTTTTAGGGGACGGATAAGGCATTTCCGTTTCTCTGAGGTTTCTCACTTCTTTTTACCCCCAGTTCTACCACCACGCTTCATACCGCGAGGCATTTTCTTAGCGGTCTTACCGCCCATGCCCATTTTCTTAGGCATCTTTTTATTCGTCTTGCGTCCTGGCATTTTAATCTCCTTCGGCGTACAAATTGTTAAACGTAATGTTCGGATCCATGTAGCTATCGTCAATCTCCGCGCTATGCACGTGCTGACTAGGATAAAAGTCCGGTGCTCCTGAACCTGTCTCCCATAATGCAGGATTAGTCGCTCTTACACGATTGTTAGGCAACGCTACAATATTGCCTGTCCATTTCCCTGCATCAGTTAGCTGAATAACATGACTCTGCTTATGTTGAGCAGGGTCGTCAGCTATATCGTTCCCTGTATAATCAACAGTGAACAAATACTTTCCCGTATGAAACTCGTTATCTATCTTACACAGCCAAGGGCTAGAAGATACGCGATCCATAACAATAACTTCATGGTCTCGGGAACTACAGTCCCAAGGTTGCGCTAGATGAGTTGCCATCGCTTCAGGCATCTCATCAATCAATGCGTCTCCAACTAAAGCGGTGATAGGCATCCTAGCCCACATCGCCCCACCATGAAGATTTTCAGAATCTTCTTCTTCATTCAATTCGTATCCTGTAAATACGACTTGAAAAGATAAACATCTATCAGGGATGGTGTTTACCGCAATCGCTATTGCATGTAAATACTCTCCGTGATACTGTAAATGATTGTGCGTATACTCTTTTCTAACCCAGCAATTAAAATGCGGGATATTACTTATTAAATGAGGCAATTAATCCTTTTCCTGTGACTCCCGAACAATCTTTGCAATCTCAGTCAAATTAGAATCTACTTCTCTATCGTCGCGCATTTCTGCTTGCTGTAAATCAGAAGCTACTCGGATATCCGTTTGTTGTTCTTGAGATTCAATACGCTCTCTTTCCAACTGCGCTTTACGCTCGGATTCCCTGTCGCGCTGTTTGAGTTTTTCGAACTCTAATTCCATCTGTTCTTCGAACATCTGGCGCTGAGGATCTTGCTGCTGTGCGGCCATCGCTTGAGCAAGAGCTTGTTCTTGACCAGTAATCTGCTGAGTAGCTTGTGCAGCCACTACAGCAATCTGGCTTTCTATCTCAGGCGGCAACTGAGGCATCTGACCATCTGGGCCAGGCTGTGGTAGCTGGACACCTTGTTGCGCTAATAACTCTTCCATTTGAATGCGATACTTCAGAGCTTGGTGCTGCTGAATATGCGCTTGTAATGCAGCCATAGCTGCTGGGTTTTGTTGGACTTGAGGACTTTGCATAAACGCCATATGCGCTTGGATATGCGCATCATGGTTTTGTTGCGGGAACGCTTGTAACGGCGCTCCTAATAAAGCGTCCATATTTTCTTGAACGGGATCTTTCGGAGCAGGAGCCATATCAGGTAATAAGATATCGTCGATATCTTTGATATTTAGCGCAGTATACATCTTACGAAAGGCTTCTTTCATATTATGTATTTGAGGGGCGCTTTGGGCCATCTGTAGTTGCGTTTGTGCCAAAATAATACGTTGTGTCGTACTAAAAATGTTTGGATCACAAACGGGAATGATATCGACACTGTTGTCGAAATCTTCGGCGAATACAGTTTTCTGAGCACCCTGTACTTGGTACGGATATTCAGGAGGTAAGTATTCTCCGAATAATCTTTTTAGGATTTTGAATTCGTTGCGCTGTGCATAGTGCAATCTCTTATGGATTGCAGAAATTACTTTTTGTCCTTTTTCCAACAACGCAACGGTAGTGCCTACTGGAGCATTAGAATTAGCGTCGCCAGTTTGGTTATCCATCACAGATGCAAACCGCTGGCCAGACTCCACTAGAACTCCCATCAACTGCGCAAGAGCAGGACTAGGTTCTTTATACGGTAGCGGCATAAAGGATTCGCGGATAGTACCTCCAGGAGTATCGACATCACGCCACTCTCCAGGCTGTACCGGATCATCTGACCTTTGGATATTTAATCCACGTGCTTTAAATCCAGCAGGTAAGTTCGCTAATGTACCAGCGTCAATTAGCTGTCGGAGGATTGCGGTCGCTGATTTCGTAACGCCGCCAATCATATGGATTAGACCGAAACCGTAAAACCCTAATCCTGGAAGGAACTTGTAATGCGTAAAGTATTCAATCTTCTTTCGCATCGGATCGGTTTCTTCGTAATTTCTACGAATAGATAGAATATCGTTGTTATCCCTACAAATAGTGATTATGTACGGCAACGCTAGTCCGGTTACTTCGCCGTTTTTATCCGTATGCTCAAACCCTTCGATATCTAATTCAACATGGAACTCAAGCAACGTGTAATCATGCTGGTTCCCTGTACGACTAACGCCGTCTATCTGATCAATCTTTTCTTGTACCGAATCGTCTCCGTCAGTATATGAAGGAGCGTTCATATCGGTATCTACATAAAACCCGCTAAGTTGTAACTTACGAAGATCATTCTCCGTCATAGTCATCCGGTGGGTAATACGAGGGGACGTATGCAGATCCGTAGCTGTGTACGGAACTACTAAATCTTCAGCTTTTACAAACCTTGATACGACACGACCTACCGTCGGATCGTAATAGCATTTCTTAAACGCAGAACCTGCCAGTGGCAAAAAGAACAACATCTGATCCATTTCAGGATCGTACTCTTCCATTTTGTACAACAACTGGAAGTTCATAAAATCCTTTACGCGATTAGCTTGCATCGCTTTCGGATCACTTGACGCGCCCATAATTTTCGTATCTACTGGGCCGTTAGCCGGCAGTAATTCTTTATACGCTTGAGCTTGGAAATGGGTAGCAGCTTCAGCAAGTATCGGGTGATATACGCCGCTTGCGCCTTCAAACGGTTCGCTACGAGGATCGTTTTCAATACCAAGCAGCTCTAGACCGTCTTTAAATGTTTCGTACCAGTTTTGACGGGAATCTACATCGTCTTGGTACGCGCTAAGTAGCTCTCCAGAAATTTCAGAAAGCGTAGCGGGGTCTAAATACTCCGCAAGGTTTTCTTCAAACGGGATTTCTACTTCCATTTCTAACATAGAAGGATCAACGAGGTTATTATCCTCGTCAAACAGGATCTCTACCCGTTCTTCGCCGTCAAACTCTTCTGGGAATTGCACTTCAGCCATGGAACGCCACCATACTCTTATTTGTTAAGACGGTAAATTAGTAATATGCCCGTATTTTCGGATAATACTCTTCTTCGTCGTCATAATCGCCATCTAATCGCAAAAATCCGCCCTGTCTAAAGCGACTTAGGGCTAAAGTAGTTGCATCTACGCAATCATCGTTGTCCCCGTTCGGAAAATCAGCAACTTCGTCTACTAATTCTTGCGCCCAGTTCGTATCAGGCACCCAAACACGGCCTTCTTGGAAAATTCCACTAACCGCGTTTAGTCTTGCGATCTTATCCTGACCTTTGCTCGGTGAAAAGGTATTTATTGGGATACCCTGCCGACGTAATTCCTGAGTTAACGGGATACCGGAAGCTTTCGTTTCGATAATTACCGAATCAGGCTCCCAATGTTCGTATAAACGCATCGCTTCGCGCTTGAGTTCAGGGAAATCTAGCCGCTCTTTTACGCAATCTAACAAAATTATATGCGCATCCTGCCCACTATACAGTTCATCGCCGATTTTACCCTCGGGATAGAACACTCCCCACGTTGTTATTGCCGTATAGTCGGATCTTTCGGACTTTAAAAACGCCGTATCGTAACTTTGGATCAAATAGTCGCATACCGGCGGGTTATCTCTAGGCCATTCCATTATCCATTCTTTAGGAATAATCGAAATACCCTCGCCCGTAGGCCGCTGCATATACTGCGCTGCCCATTTAGACGGAGGTATCGACGCTTTAGTCGCTTCTAATTCGTCCAATGACCAAAATTCAGGCCATAGCGGTTTACCTGATGGCAATATCGCGGGAAACTCAATGACCTCCCATTCGTCGCCACCCTTTTCTTGCGTCATCCGCTTGATTAATTTACCCGTTACGTCCTTTTTAGACCAACGAGTC